ATCGGGACGTAGGCACAGCCGGAGACGGCACGATCTATAGTGGACCGTGCCGTTTGCGCCAGCTTACGGTAAATACCGAAGCCGCAGGTTCGCCTGCCATCATTTTAAAAGATGGCGGAGCCAGTGGCACGGTCAGGCTACAGCTTGACCTTCAAACAAGTGACACTTTTTCAGTCAACATTCCAGATGACGGCATTCGTTTTGATACAGACCTGTATGTAGACGAAACCGCTTTGGATAGCGTGACTGTCTTCTTGTCATAACAGGAGGCTCGAATGGCTCGTGAAGTTAGTTCCATATCAAGGGTAGGGACTTCGGAGCCGTTTGAGCTTCAAGTTGCCCGCGGCCAAATATCCTTCCATAAAACTGTTTTTAAGTTTGGTTACAACGCTGCTGTTGGAGCCACCAAGGAAACCATCTGGGAACAGGGCGGTTTATACGCTTATCCCGCATCAGCCACAGTAATGACTATATCAAGCAGTTCCGCTAATGACACTGCCGCAGGCACGGGTGCGAGAACAGTAGAAGTTTTTGGTCTAGACGCCGATTACAACGAAATAAACGAAGTTGTCACGCTGAATGGGCAAACTGCTGTTAACACCACAAAATCTTACCTACGAATAAATCGCGGCATTGTTCGCAGTGCAGGCAGTGGTGGCGCAAACGCTGGCACACTTTACGCAGGAACAGGTACGGTTACATCTGGGGTTCCAGCTAATATTTACCTGACCATAAATGGTGATGGCGACAACCAAACATTGATGGCTCTTTGGACAGTTCCCGCAGGATATACAGCATTCCTTACAAAGATGGCTTTGTCCACAGGGACCTCTACCAACACCAAAGCCGTTTTGAATGCTAGTCTTGTTGCTAGGCCGTATGGAGAAGTCTTTCAGATAAAGGAAAGATTTACCCTGACAGATGCCACACACGAGCAGTTTTATACTTTTCCATTAAGTTTCACAGAAAAAACAGACTTGGAAATGAGAGCGTTTTCTTCTTCAGGCTCAGTTGACTTCAACGTGTCCGCGTCAATGGAGCTTGTTTACATTCAAAATGGGGGTGACTTGTAGTGGCTGAACGCAAAAAAGCCAAAATGCCCCCGCGCAACAAGAAGAATTTCCGCCCTACTGAAAAAGGGGCGGGGATGACTAAGGCTGGAGTAGCGGCGTATAGACGCGCAAACCCCGGCTCTAAATTAAAGACCGCCGTAACAGGCAAGGTTAAAAAAGGTAGTAAGGACGCTAAGCGGCGTAAATCATTTTGTGCGCGTTCTGCTGGACAAATGAAAAAATTTCCTAAAGCGGCAAAAGACCCAAACAGCCGTTTGAGGCAGGCACGTAAAAGATGGAAATGTTAAAATGAGCAAGCCAACAGTTGCAGAACTAGACAAGAAGGTTGAAGTCATTCAGGCCGTATTACACCGGTTGGAGACCAACCATTTTGCTCATATGCAAAAGGACATAGATCGTCTGGACATAAAAGTCTGGGCTATTCTTGGCGGCATTGCTCTACAACTTGCGGCAACCGTAATAGCGTTAGTGGCGGTGTTATCATGACACGGGTTAATTTAGGCGCAGGCGCTTGTTCTGTTAGAAAAATGGCAAAAGGCGGCGTCGTTAAGATGAAGAAGGGCGGCACTATATGCCCTGAAGGTAAGGCGTGGGCAAAGCGCACGTTTGACACATATCCGTCAGCTTATGCCAACTTAGCGGCATCTAAGTATTGTAAAGACCCTAATTACGCCAAAAAGTCTAAAGGCGGTAAACGAAAGGGTAAATAATGGGCGGATTAAAGGAGTGGTTAGATGAGGACTGGGTCCGAATTGATAGCAAAGGTAATATCGCGGGGCCGTGCGGTACGTCAAAGGATAAGCGTAACCCTGACCGTTGTTTGCCTAGACGTAAGGCTAGCAGTTTATCGAAAAGTGAACGCGCTGCGACAGCGCGTAAAAAGAAGCGTGAAGGTTCTAAGGGAAAGACTGTCGTCGCTAATACCGAAGCGGCTAAAGTAAAAAAGATGGCTAATGGGGGCGTTGCGGGCTATGAAACTAAGGCAAAGCGCCGGTTTCGTGGCAGCAGTATCCCCGGAACGGCTGTGGCACGTGGTTGTGGCGCTGTTATGAACGGGCGGCGCAAACGAACGAAAGGATCGGTGTCACAAGCATGAAGAATACAGCGTTTTACATAGATAAAGAAAGCGAGATATGCCAAGAAATTTTAGCTTGGTCTGTACATACCTTGCAAAAGCCCAATCCGTATTATAACGGATTACCGCCGTGTCCGTATGCTCAGAAGGCTTGGGAAGACGACAAGGTTCTTATTTTATTTAAGTATGACACTAATATGCAAGTGCTGTACAGCACTATATCTCAGTGGGAAGACGTTTTTGATTTAGTCATTATTGTAGACATGGCGTTTAAGGAAGACCCGGATGAATTTCACGAGTATCTGGAGCTCATGAACGACGCTATTTCTGGGGGTGTTTTTATAGATAGGGACATCTGGTTGATGGGTTTTCACCCACATGATGAGGCCAACGACTTCATTGACGACCAGAGCTTTATGCACTTAGTTGAAGACGAATATGCAATGATTTTTGTGCAGCGTTTGTCCAAAGTGCAGGAATCAGCAGACAAACTGGTTAAAAAAGGCTATTATGACAGGTATCTGGAGGAGTATGACGCAGAAGATATCTTTCAGAGACGCAACGATCTTTATAGGAGACTGAAAAATGGCAATGAAGCCTCGTAAGATGATGAAAAAAGGCGGCGCAGTAAAGAAGATGCGCGGCGGTGGAATGGTTAAAAAGATGCGCGGCGGCGGCATGGTTAAAAAGATGCGCGGCGGCGGAATGGTAAAGAAGAAGTAAGATGGCTACATCCGGCAGCACAAATTTTGAGTTAGACGTTTCCGACTATATTGAGGAGGCGTTTGAGCGCTGTGGTCTTGAGGTTCGTACTGGTTATGACCTCAAGTCTGCCAAGCGGTCGCTCAACCTCATGTTGGCGGATTGGGCTAACCGCGGTTTGAACCAGTGGACTATTGCCCAGCGCAGTATCACGGTTACACAAGGCACGGGTAATTACTCTTTAGACCCAGACGTGATTGACATCTTGTCTGTTATCGTGCGGCGTAGTGGCACCGATTATGCGCTTGAGCGGTTAAGTCGGGACGAATACCTGTCTATCCCGACCAAAACTACGGAAAGCAGAGCTAATCAGTTCTTCCTTGACCGGCAGATCACGCCAGAACTAAAGCTCTGGCCGGTTCCCGATAATAGCACTGACGTGATTATCTATGATGCGTTAACGCGCATTGAGGATGCGGACACCTATATCAATACGATGGAAGTGCCGTTCCGGTTCTATCCGTGCTTAGCGGCGGGTCTGGCTTATTACATTGCCGTCAAACGCGCACCAAATCGAGTGCAACTTTTGAAGGCGATTTACGAAGAAGAGTTTGAGCGGGCGGCAACAGAAGACCGGGATAGGGCTTCCTTTAATGTTGTTCCTCAATACCAGTATTTTAGGACAACTTAATGGCTAAGTACGCGACAGGTAAAGACTCATATGCCATATCTGACCGATCCGGTTTTCGGTATCGGTATAAGGATATGCGTAAAGAATGGAATGGGTTGCTTGTCGGCAAAGATGAATGGGAGCCAAAACATCCGCAGTTAGGGCCTTTTCGTAAGGTTGTAGATGCGGAAGCGTTGAAAGAAGCGCGGCCCGATAGAACGGAGCCGCTAGACGTGTTTGTTGGGGTTCCTTTAGTGGAGGCACCTAACTTGCGCCCTGCACAGGGTTTTGGGCAAGTTGGTAGTGTTACGGTGACAGTATGAGTTTTACATATACGGAACTACAGCAGGCTATTCAGGATTACACTGAAAACGATGAAACGACTTTCGTTAACAACATACCTGTGTTTATTCGTAACACTGAAGAGCGCATTCTCAAAAATGTGCAGCTTAGCCTGTTTCGGAAGAATGTGTCAGGCAACATGACGGCTTCAAACAAGTTTTTAGCGTGTCCTAGTGATTTTCTTGCGCCGTACTCGTTATCGTACACAGATGCGGGGAATGACGCAAATTTTCTTGATTTTAAGGATGCTAACTACATTCAACAGTTTAATCCAGACCCCGCAGTAGAGGGTGCGCCCCGTTATTACGGTGTTTTTGATTTAACTAACTTTATTATCGGGCCTACGCCGGACAGTAGTTATGCAGTAGAGCTACACTATTTTTATAGACCGGCCAGTTTAACTGCGGGAGCCGGTACGGGAACTACGTGGCTCAGTGAAAACGCTGAACTTGCAATGTTGTATGGCAGTTTGATGGAAGCTTATATCTTTATGAAAGGTGAGGCGGATATGCAGGCGCTATATGAAAAGCGGTTTGGTGAGTCAATTATGGGTCTCAAGATGTTTGGTGAGGCTAAAGAAGTAACTGACCAGTATCGCACTGGGCAAGTGATTAGGCCAAAACAATGAAGGTAGAAGCATTACAAATGAATCCAGAGTTTCAGGTAGAAGTCCACACCACAAATGGTAGGGGCTTTACACCGGAAGAGGTTGCGGAGCGCTGCGCGGATAAGATTATTTCTATCTCTGACAACGCTAACCCAGCTATTCGTGACCAAGCAAGGGCTTTCCGCCAACAGCTAGTTAGGACACTAACTTTCTATATGCGCGAAGCCATAAGAAGTGATAGAACAACGGTGTACAACGCACTGAACGACGCAGGCCATAAAGACATGGCCGAACTTATAAGGAGACTGTGACATGGCGTTTTCAGGAAACTATATGTGTACATCTTTCAAGAAAGAACTCTTGTTTGGTGTACACGATTTTGCAAATGGCGCGGATGCAATGTATATGGCGCTATATACCAGCTCAGCTACGCTGGATGCTAGCACGACAGCCTACTCTGCTACTAATGAAACTAGCGGAACCGGTTATGTTGCTGGCGGTCAGGCGCTGACTAATGTGGATCCGTCAACTAGCGGCACTACGGCGCTGACTGATTTTGCTGACGAGACTTGGACGACGGCGTCAATCACCGCACGTGGCGCGTTGATTTACAACTCAACGCCGAACACAACGTCTATTTCTGTTACCAATCCATCGGTAGTGGTTTTAGACTTTGGCGCGGATAAAACTTCGACGGCAGGTGACTTTACGGTTGTTTTCCCAACCGCAGATGCAAGTAACGCAATCATTCGGATAGCGTAATGACCGATGTCGTCGTCCCACTAGGCGGCTGGGGTCGTTTTGGCTGGGGCGAAATGCCTTGGGGCCAAACAGACCTACCAAAGGCCACTGGTAATGTAGGTTCGGTAACAGTTATTGCCGAAGCGAATGCACCTGTCACGGGATTAACGGCAACGGGTAATGTTGGCTCAGTAACGGTTATTGCTGAAGCTAATATAGACGTAACAGGCTTAGCCGCAACGGGGGTTGTTGGCTCAGTAGCGGTAACCGCGGACGCAAACACCAGTGTAACAGGGTTGTCCGCAACTGCGGGTGTCGGGACAGTCACGGTAGTGGCTGAAGCGAATGCTCCGGTCACGGGACTAACGGCGACAGGCGGGGTTGGCTCAGTCACGGTAGTGGCTGAAGCGAATGCTCCAGTCACGGGTCTATCTGCGTCGGGGAATGTTGGTTCGGTCACGGTCACAGGTGAGGCCAACGTAAGTCTGACAGGGGTTGTAGGCACCGGTCAGGTGGGTACGGCAACCACGACAGCGGATGCGAATGTCCCTGTTTCTGGTTTGCAAGCCATTGGAAACGTAGGACAAGTATTAGTTTGGGGAACTATTGTGCCAAATCAAAATGCAGGGTATAATGGGATCAGCCCAAGTCAGACGCCAGCTTGGTCGGATGAAGTGCCATCACAGACGCCGGGTTGGGGTCAAATAGCAGCTTAGAAGGGTTAAGAACATGGCAAGTACATATACAGTCAATATTGGTATTGAGAAACCGGGAACCGGCGATCAGTCGGGTACATGGGGTGTAACGACTAACACCAACTTCGATATTATTGACCAAGCGACTAATGGTGTTGCCACTGTCACGCTAGCTGCTGCGGGCACTTCGGGTTCACCTAACACGTTGCTGATTAACAACGGCGCTCTATCTGATGGGCGCAATCGCTTTATTGAGTTTAATGATGGAGCGGATCTTGGCGCAACGGCATATGTTCAGCTTGACCCCAATGACGCTGAGAAAATTGTCCACATTCGCAATAGCTTGTCCGCTTCCCGCAGCCTTATTCTTTTCCAAGGCACATATAACGCTTCTAACGATTTTGAGGTTCCGAACGGTGCTGACGTTTTAGTCAAGTTTGACGGTGGCGGCGCTGGTGCGACGGTTACTGACGTAAATGTTAATTTAACTCCTACTAAGCTTACTACTTCAGACGCAGACATCAACGGTGGCAATATTGACGGTACAACCATCGGTGCATCTTCTGCTGCCGCAATCACTGGTACAACAATCACTGGTACATCCTTTGTGACCACCGGGGATATGACCTTTGGCGACAACGACAAGGCCATCTTCGGTGCTGGCTCTGACCTTCAGATTTATCACGATGGGTTAAATAGTTACATTAAAGAAGCAGGAACTGGCGATTTAATTATTGGCGGTTCAAATTATGGCACTAGAATACAGGATGCGGATGGTAATGATTTGCTTGTTGCTAACCCATCATCTATTACCCTAGCACACAATGGTTCACCAAAACTTGACACCACCGCCTCAGGCGTGGATGTCACTGGCACTGTGACGGCTGATGGGCTGACGGTTGATGGTACTGCTTTAATGTCAACTACAAATGAGTTGCAGTTTTTCACTTCAGCCTATGGTATCCGTGCAAGCACTGGTCTTGAAATAAAAACAGGAGACTTTACACGATTTTTGGAAGGCACTACAGAACACCTCCGCATCACATCGGGCGGCAACGTGGGCATTGGGACGAGTTCGCCAGCAACAGAACTTGATGTGGCAGGTGATGCAACGATAGGCACGAATACTGGAGGCATTATCAACGTCAAAGGTGGTAGCACGACATCATCACAGGTTCGTTTCTTTGATGGCGGCACAGGTCGTGCTAGAATTGGTGTCCCCACAGGCCAGACTTATTTAAGTCTTTCAGGTTCAGATTCCCTCACGGCTGATGTTGCTATTACCAGTAGCGGCAACGTGGGCATTGGGACTAGCAGTCCAACTGGTAAGCTAGATATTGTTGGTGGCTCTACATATCAACCACACCTTAGAATAACTAATAATGCTGGTGGTGGTAGAATATATGGAATTAATGTTGGGGTTGCTGCATTAAGCAATGGTTATTTCTCTATTAAAGATGAAACTGCTGATGCTTACAGAATGGTTATAACAGATTCAGGCAATGTGGGTATTGGGACAACTTCGCCATCTTACAAACTTGCCGTATCAAACAATGGCGGCAACGGTCTTGAGGTGCGTCCAGATTTTTCTGGTGATACTGAAACACGCATCAATTCTTATAATAGAAGCGGTGGTAATTACACAACACTGTCTTTTGACACTGGTGTTGTAAAGTTTCGTCAGTTTGGCACAACCGATGTTCTCACTATCGACAGTAGCGGCAACGTGGGCATTGGGACGAGTTCGCCAATAGCGGAAAGCGCATTAACCGTAGGTGGTGGTCAAGGTTCTCTTAGTGTAAATGGTTCTGACGGTAATTTTTCGGGTGGTGGTCAAAGAGCATTTATGGACCTTGCTAGTGGTAAGGCAAGAATTGGCGGTACTGGTGGTGGTGGTGCTGGTACAACATTAGGGCTTTATGTAGGTACTGGTCTTGAGGCTGTATCTATAGCGGCGAGTGGCATTGTAACCATAGCAAATAACTTAGATTTAAATGGGCAATTAGATTTAGATGTTGCCGTTGCAACAAACCCTGCTCTAAGTGTAACACATACAGGAACTGGTAATTCTACACTGGCTATTTTTACACAGGCAGCAAGTAATACTTTTAATATGGCAGAGTGGAGAAACTCTTCTAGTACAAGTGTTTTAAATTTTGCATCTAATGGAAATATAACAAATACCAACAACTCCTACGGTGCTATTTCTGATGTAAAATTAAAGGAAAATATAGCTGACGCAGGTTCTCAATGGGACGATATTAAAGCAGTTAAAGTTCGCAAATATAGTTTTAAAACCGAATCATCTAAAACAGCAAATCAAATAGGTGTGGTAGCCCAAGAGTTAGAAGCATCCGGTATGAATGGTTTGGTTGTTGACAACATTGATAGACACCCTGACACCTTTGAAGATTTAGGCACAATAACAAAAGAAGTTAAATATTCTGTACTATACATGAAAGCTTTGAAAGCATTGCAAGAGGCGATGACTCGTATTGAGACACTTGAAACAAATCAAGCAGCACTTGAGGCTCGTATAGCCGCATTAGAAGCCAACTAACAGGAGCAAACATAATGGCAAATACATACACTTGGGATTTCCCAACACTTGACACAGCCCCCGCCGAAGATGGCTTGTCAGACGTAATCAAAACTATTCACTGGCGCATCACTGCTGTCAGTGACAGTGAACAAGACGCTGAAGGCAACTACCTGTCAACATCAGCATATGGCACAGCAGATGCTGGCGAAGTTGACCCAGATAACTTTGTGGCATTTGACAGTGTTACAAAAGACTGGTGCAAAGAAAAGGTGCTTGCTTCACTGGACAAGACAGAAGCTGAACTACAGGCAAATCTGGACACCCAGATTGACAACATTGTTAATCCACCCATTGTTCATAAAACACCAGCATCTTGGAGTGCATAATGACTGAAAAAACCAATGTAATCACGATTAACGGCAAGGAATATGAAGAGTCCGCTATGGACAGCCAGCAGGTGTATCTGATTAACCAGATCCGTGATCTGCAAACAAAGGCCGGTTCTCTTCGTTTCCAGCTTGACCAAGTGCAAGTAGCACAGGACGCATTTACTACTGCGCTCATTCAGTCCGTTGAAAAAGGCGGCGATGAAGACGAAGCAGCTATAGCGAACTAATGTGCAATGCCTTTAACCAAGCTGCAATTCAGACCGGGTGTTAACAGAGAAACCACCTCGTATACCAATGAGGGCGGGTGGTTTGACTGTGACAAGGTTCGTTTTCGGTTTGGTACGCCTGAAAAGATAGGCGGCTGGGAAAAGCAGTCGTCAAACAGCTTTTTAGGCACGTGTCGTGCGCTGCATCCGTTTGTAGCACTTTCCGGGGAGTCCTATCTAAGTGTAGGTACACACCTGAAATACTACATCAACGAGGGCGGTGCGTATAACGACATTACGCCTTTGCGGCAAACCACTGCGGCAGGCGACGTTA